TTCGCCTTGATAGTGTTTACAGATGTAGTAAGGCTTGTAACGTTACCCTGTACTGAATCTACGTTTGCCTTAATTGTGTTGACTGAGGTAGTAAGGCTTGTAACGTTACCCTGTACTGAATCTACGTTAGCTTTAATAGTATTAACTGATGTAGTAAGGCTAGTAACGTTACCTTGTACCGTATTCACCGTAGAGGCTAGAGCTACTACGTTACCACCTATAGATAAGGTGTTGGCAGTTGCATCAAAAATAAACCCACTATTGCTAGAAGTGATATTACCACTAGCTATAATTCCGTTTTTGACCTTAAAATCTTTTTGAGTCATTGCTCACTCCTTACGCTGTTATTTGTAAAACACGTATTCTATTATCTGAACTACTTGCTGTAGCTCTTAATACCACATTATTTGCATCCATATATGAATCATATGATACTAATGGGTTAGTACTTGTAAAAACTATGCCATACTCTGTTAATTTAGAGTCTGTTCCATCATGTATTAATAGTAACTCAGAAGTTTGGTATTGTCCATAAGTTAAATCTTCAACATTAATCAAAAGCTTTGCAAAATGTTTACTAGCTATAGGCATACTAAAAACATCTGAACCTACGCTGCTTACATTGTTAGTTACTCGCTCTGATATGCTATATCCACTAAAAGATATAGAACTATTAGCATTGTTTAAGTTTACGTTTCCTGCTATAGTTACAGAACCATCATACCCTACATTAAATACCACAGTTTCATCTGCTTTACGACCTTGTAGTATGTTAGTAGCAGTTGAAGGAGCTAATATATCAACTATAGATCCGTTTGCTCCAACGCTAGTACCAGTATTATTATCACCGCTGAATCTATGAGCTCCCTGAGAACTAACAGCAGATCCACGTATTGAGTATAATAAAGCTTTATTTGGTACGTCAAAACCGGTCATCCTGGAATTATCTTGCTTATGACCAATACCCAGAGCTCCTACGTATAGTCCACCAGTACCCGCACCTACGTTTATAATATTTAGTGCTGCAGTATTGGTTAGAGAATTGCCATCAATAGTAGTAGTATAGTTTAACTTTATATTACGTCGAGTACCGCTGCCTACAGCTTCAGTACCAATTTCAAAAGTGTTACTAGACCACGCAAGTTTACCACGTTCATAGTTAGAAGCATCGGTGTAGGTATTATAAATACTAAATTGTTGCGGGTTGATACCGTTTCTAAGGCCTAGTTGCGCAGCGCCATCTCTTGATAGTATAACATCAGAGCTACCTGTAGTTAAGGAAGCTGCCATAGCATAAGATCCACGTGTTTTAACTCCAGAAAAACCTTCAAAGGATGTAACAGCAGTACCAGCACTAACCATAGTTATAATACCAGAACTAGGTTTATAAAAACCTGTACTTACCTGGGATGCAAAAGCAATTGCAGGAGTAGAAATACTTCCGTCAGCAAAATACGTACTATTTGAAAATGTTTTATTACCGCTAAAAGTGGTGTTACCAGTTTGAATAGCGTATATAGCTGACGATAAAGTAGCAGCATTAGTGTTTGCATAAGATGCAAATGTATCTAGATTGCCTAGAGTGGTACTTATATAGCTAGTTAAATTAGCAACTGTTAGCTTATTAGTTATAGGAGTGCTTATATGATCAATTACAAACACATCACCTGGCGCTATATCTGCGTTAGATAAGTGACCAAGGGATGTAATCTTTATAGTTGCCATTGTATTATCTCCCGCTTACGGTCTATCAACTTGAATTTTAATGTCTGACTGCGTGGTTATAGCTTCACCACTTTGAGTAATAAAGTAATCAAACAGCTCGTCTGTAGGACGAACTATTCGATTCATTGCTGTAATTGCTAATCGCAGCTGAGTACGTAAGGTCATTAGATGCGCTCACTAAGATATAAATATCCTGAGCTTGTACAGATTGCTGAAATATACTTATAGTTAAGAGCAGAATTATTATCAGACCCCATAGACACGTCTATATATATACCAGTAGGTAGAAAGTGAGAGTTACTTAGGTTTGCAGTCACTGTGCTATCTCCTACTTCAAAAAAGCAGTCTACTGTTGAGTATAGTGATACTACCCTAGTACTATTGCCTATAGCGTTAGATAGAGCTGCAGCTCCGTTAATAGGTATAGTTTGTCCGCCGTTCAGTTTATAGCTGAGCAGCGGAATCGGATAGTTAGCTTCGTCGCGCGGTTGCTTACTCATAGTTACTCCAATAGGTCTTTCATTAGTCTATCATAGTTGTTAACTTGAATTGCTACAGCTGGACCTTTAGCCACAGGCTTTAGCGTAGCCTCTACATCAGAAAGGTGTTTCATCCAATCGAGCAGGTCTTTCTTTGAATAAATTCCTGTTTCAACAGCTTCTTGTACTTTTTGATCTATCACTGAATTGATAAGCGCAATACGACGAGCACGATTGAGATATCCTTGAGTAGCAAACACATTATCTATATATTGCTTTACCTCGCGCTTTTCAATCACTGTGGTAACTCGATCACCGCTAATTCCATACTCATCAGCTATAGTCTCAACCGACTTACCAGATAGATAGTCATTAGCTATCGCAAGCAGAACCGGATCTAGCGCCGGAGCCTCCAGAGTGCGATTTAGTGCTTCGACGGTAGTCGATGGCGAGGTTATTGTAACGTCTTTCATTTTATTTCCTAATTGCCTTTATATACATAGTCTACGCTATATAACACCTCAAGCTGCATATCTACAATTCCGTAGGGAGCCATAGCTCCTTCATCTGTACGCACACTAACTACACGAGCATCATCTACTAAGTCTGGGTAGGCTTGGGCATATGTTTGGATAGCAGCTTCAAGACTTCTCATAAATAGCTCTATATCGTCTAGTTGATCGCTATATTGATAACCACGTATGCTTATAGACTGAACTGCGTAAGCTGACCCATCGCCCTCATGTATACGATTCTCATTCTGCGGATGAATGTAAAAAGCCGGGAATGAATTTATTTCATGGAGGAATCGCATACCACGAAATCCAGCAGATGAAGTGGAGGTAGCAATATGAGCGATGAGCGTGCGAAGGATAGTAGTGCGTTGACTCATCGGTAGTTAATCCATTCTATCGAACACTGGACGTCACATATTCCATAAGGAGCGTAGAGTCCTTCATCTGTGTGTAGAGTGAGGACTCGAGCGCTATAGATGAGGGGAGAGCGTAACGTTTGGATCGTCTCTTCTATCTGTCGCGCAAGCTGTTCACAGTCATCTACACTTGTTTCAATGGTGGTGCAGATATATCCACGAATTGTGATGATCAGCTCGTTAAGAGTAGCTCCTGCACCTATATCTGTTCTAATAGTTGTGGCGCGACGCGAGTTTAAATTTGTAATTATGCTTGAACTACTCATCATCGGGCGCAGGATGACCACGCTCGGGAATGAATTTACATCTTCTAGAAACTGAGCTCCAATCGTCCCTAGAGGCGCGAGGGCATCATTTATAAGTGCTATTCTGCTGTACATAAGCTAATGTTACTATCAAAATGTAGCTTCGTCCAATTCTAAAAATACACATTTTGTAGTTTTCCAAAAAAATTTGTTGACAAGATGTAAGGTAGAATCTTAGCACAACCGGTATATGATGTATTAGGGGATATTCTAAGATACGTCAGATAGATGTCTACAATGTTGTTCAAACTGCGTTTGATGAAATCTTAACCCTACATTTTATGGCAACAATTCATCAAAAAATTTTAAAAAACAGTTTTATCTTTTTAGAAAACCTTAGTCTACGTTTGGGCATACGTATATTAACGTAGGGCGCACGCTTACACGTAGTTATTAGTAGTCATCACGGAGTGATATAGGGGTGGGTAGCGCCTTGGCAAGGATTATCCTTTCAAAGGAGGGCCTAATGGCGTCCGGGTTTTCCAAAATTTCCCTGATAAAGGCCGTGAGGGAGTGCCCCGCGAATCGGTGATTCGCATAGTCGTCGAAACCGCCCCCCTTGTCAATAGCTAAATTTTTGGGGCGGTGGCTGGCGGCCAAGC